CGCCATTGTATATGGCTTGCAGAGAAAGAAGAACTAGAGCGAATTTACCAGACATCAATCCGACCATTCCGCAAAGCCACATATACCCACTTCCCTGAAATTGACCCGCGCCTGCGTAATTACCGCTCACGCTATGGCGCTATCAGTAATGACTGAGGAATTTACCATGAGAGGACTTGCATACAATCCCGGTATTCTTCCGGCAGAAATGATTATTCGCCAACGCGTAAAGCCAATGCCATCGAGAGAGGAATTGCTTAAAAGAAATAGTTTCGGTTCTGTTAATGACAACAAATATCTGAATGCGATGTTGCGGAGTGGGAAAAAATGAAACAAATGTCACTAATTGAGATGGATGGTTTTCTGAAAGGTAAATGCATCCCAAGTGATTTAAAGGTTAACGAAACAAACGCTGAATATCTGGTGCGTAAGTTCGGTGAGCTTGAATCAAAACTGGAAACGGCGTTGCGGGAGTGTCGTTCTGCTGGAATCACGATTGATAACCTTGAGGCCAAGTGCGCGGCGCTGGCAGCGGAGAGTGCGGGGCTGAAAAAGTTCTGTGAAGACGCAGCGTTTGATGCTGATTATGAGTCAGAACTTCTTGGAGAACGCGGTGGATTTGTTGATGGGCTTAGCTTGGTAAAAACCCCAGCCACCGACGCTTTCCTGGCTGAAGTACGGGCGCATGGCGTGGAGATGGCTATGGAGCATATGCAGTCGAGCGGTTCGTTAACATTTGGAGATTGCTACATATCACTTAACGAGTTCGCCGCAGAGCTTCGCAAAGGAGGCAACCAGTGAGCAAGATTGACTATCAGGCACTGCGTGAGTTAGCAAAACAGGCAACACAGGGCGAATGGGTCGCATTTATTTCGCCGGGTACTGGTACGTATGCGGTGCATACACCTGGTGATAAACGATGTGAAGACGTTATCAAATGGACCGGCTTTGATGGACAGAACAACGCAGAGAACAACGCTCGTTATATCGCAGCTTTCAACCCTGAAGTAGTGCTGGCACTACTGGATGAACGGGAAAGAAACCAGCAATACATCAAACGCCGTGACCAGGAGAACGAGGATATTGCGCTAACGGTAGGGAAGCTGTTAATCGAAAACGGTCAGCTTGTTGCCGATACGCTACGCCACTTAGCTGATAACGAAATCGACTCTGATTATTTTGCTATCACCTCAACTAATGAGAACGGTACTGAAATTGATCATGAGATGTCTATTACCGATTACGCACTGCAAGCTGCCGGAACTGTAGACGAATTGGTTGCGGCGCTGGAATCCGCAGAGAAGCGCATAGCAGAACTGGAAGCGCGGGAAATACTGCTCCCGGAACGTAGCAGCATGCTTCATCGAACAGATTTTCACGATGATTACCAAACGGTAATGGCATACAAAGTTTCTGAAGTCATCGCTGCAATCCGCGCCGCTGGTATTCGCATCAAAGGAGAGTGATATGACCACTATAACCGATAAGAAACAGTATCCCAGCGATCAATATCTTAATGAGCTGGTCACCAACATGGAGTTTGCTGCAAGGGCACCAGTTGAAGTCGTGAGAGCGATGGCAGCAGAGCTACAGAAGCGGCGCGAAGCTGATAGTGCAGAACCTGTAAGCCAAACTTACAACTTGCCAGAATTAATCGAAGGCATGGAAGTTTCCATTGATGTAAGCACTTGTGATGCTGATTTAGGTAATCGCTATTTCGGCACCGTCACCGAGGCGTTAGAACTTGATACAGCCAAGAATGGTTACATCCTCTTGGTTCAGGACGCAGAGCCAAACTTCGATGTAAATGGCAACTCTCCGGTAACTCCGGATGGTTGGATAAGCTGTAGTGAGCGAATGCCAGATGATGGTCAGCACGTAATTATTTTATGTGATGGCGCATTCGTTCTTTATGCGCAATATCGAGACGGAGAGTTTTTCGATATTGTCCGCAATGGTGATGAATTTTTCGAAACACAGAGTCGCAATGTAACCGACTGGATGCCTCTACCAGAACCGCCGAAGGAGGTTAACCGTGGCTAACCTGCAACTTGCCGTCAAAGGTGAATACTTCGATGCCATGATTCGCGGAGAGAAAACGGAAGAGTATCGCCTGTGTAATGACTACTGGAATAAGCGAATTATGTTCCGGGAGTATGACCGCCTGATTATCACAAAGGGATATCCGAAGCGTGACGATTCCAGCCGCAGAATTGACGTTCCGTATGGCGGTTATGAAATAAAGACAATCACACATCCCCACTTCGGCGATAAACCGGTAAAGGTGTTCGCGATAAAGGTGAATATCGACACTGAATAACAATCCTCGCACTCGCGGGGATTTCTTTTATCTGAACTCGCTACGGCGAGTTTTGTTTTATGGAGATGATAAATGCACTTCCGAGTCACAGGTGAATGGAATGGAGAACCATTCAACAGAGTTATCGAAGCAGAGAACATCAACGACTGCTATGACCACTGGATGCTATGGGCGCAGATAGCACATGCAGACGTAACCAATATTCGAATTGAAGAACTGAAAGAACACCCAGCCGCCTGATGGCGGTTTTTTGGGGGTAGTAGATGGCTGCAATTCACATTGTATCAATAACATGCAATGCAATTCAGATAGTTGCTTGCATTATCTTTGTTTTCTCAATCCTTCGCTCCCGACGATATTCTCCAGCAATTAACCGACATCCTGCTCAGGTTGAAGCCGTCAGGATGGCTATAGAGTTACGAAAGGAGATGAATAAGGCATTAATGGAGATGGAGAAACCATTCACTGACAAACATTAAGAGTGGAAATAAAGAAATCACACCGCCTCACACTCGATGAGGCCTGTACATATCTGATAGAGCCGCTATATGGCGGTTTCTTTTTGCCTGGAGAATTAAGATGACCGATACCAGCCTGATTCCTGAGAAAGAAGTGATGAACAAGCTCGGTGTTTCATCACGTCAGACAATCTTGAACTATACCAAACGGCACGGATTTCCGAAGCCAGTCAGAACCCACCCAAAATCATACCTTCGTGAAGCTGTTGAAGGGTGGATTCTTAACGGTGGCGTTAACCAGAAATGCTCCTGATGTGCCAGAACAATTTATCAGCGTGAAGCTCATAAGCTTTGCGCTGAGCCTCTATCCAGTCGTGTTTATTGTACACGGACATTATCCCGCCAAGTTCATGACCGAGCATTCGCTCAGTAACATGAGGCTCGACATTCATCTCGGACAGACGTGTAACAAGCGTTCTTCTGAAATCATGTGTTCGCCAGTAACCTAGATCCATCCCTCCCCTTATTCTATTTACGAATCGGTTGGCTGCAGCGATGCTGATCGGTTTGTTTATGTCTTCTCCAGGGAAAAGAACATCATTGTACGTTGTCATGGTCTTTTCGAGAAAAGGCTTAATTTGTTCGAAGATTGGACGACGGATAACATTACCCATCTTGCTATGCTCTTTCGGTACGGTCCATACGTTGTCCAGCAGGTCAAATTCTGTCTTTGTTGCCAGCCTAAGCTCTGAGAGCCTCGCCCCCCACAGCATAAGCATCTGATGAAGTAGCTTATTTGACGTAGACGCACGGCTTCTTTCAATAGCAAGCCAAATCTTAGCCAGTTCGTGATACGACAGTACCCGATCCCCTACCTCAGCGCGGGAGCCGAAGTCCCTTGGTTGGATGCTCATAATTGCGCAACTATCTATCAACTGACGCCGCATGCACCAACTTATTGCTGATCTTAGTTGACTTAGCACCTGCCTTGCTCGGCGTGGATTATCTCTTTCTTCTTCGGTAAGCAGGTCAACCCATTGCTTAACCGTGATAGAAGATGCCGGACGATTAGGAAAGGCGTCATGCATGCGCTTCATAACCGTTGATCGGTAAAGTGCCTGGGTCTTTTCTCTGAGAGTTGTAGAGACGTAGTTGTCGAACCAGTAGTCGAGACACTGGGCGACCGTCATGGAGTTCTCCACCTTCTCTTCAAAATAGGTGCGTGGATCCGTTCCTGAGAAATAGAGCTTTCGCAAGTCAGCAGTGATCTGTCTGGCATCCTTCAAAGACAGGGATGGGTATCGACCAAGCCCAAGTCGATTAGGCTTGCCATGCCAGCGAT